CAGACAGTAGAACAATATAATATGATGAAGGCAGCATATGATTCATATAGTACTTTAAGTGGAATTAACAAGAAGAGGAAATTAACTGAATTAACCAACGGCGACTATTTTAAAGCAAAATCATTACCAGTTACAGATACAAAAACTTTATATGCTGATCTACAAAAGAAATATCAAGAGATCTTTAAACATGCAACAAAACAGGGACAAAATCTTATGACTCAAGTAACAACAACTGACAGCATAGTAAAAAAATCTGGAAATCGATATTATACTTATCATTATAAGCGTGGTACATTTTTGAATTTGTTAAGACAATTTGATGATGAAATGAAATATATAGAGAATGTGACAGTTGAAGATGATTTATTAATACAAAAGATAACAGCTAAATTATTAACATATAAATATATTGGTACAGTTGAACTTAAAGCTATGATTAATTATATTAATAGAGAAAAACCAACTTACGATATAAATGATCATGTTATACCATTATTAGGAACTATTATAATGAAAACTCGTGATGCTGAACTAAATATCAAATCTTTGGAGATGTCTGATTATGTAAATACAATAAATAAATTTAAAAATCCATTAAACTTTACAAAGATGCAAACTTCTTTATGGGATGCATTCTTAGAGAACAACCTATTAAACTATGTAGCACACAAAATCCGAAAATTGTTATGTATGGATAGACATATTAAAGATAATTTTTTCTAAATGTCGCCAACTACCCACATAACCCCTATGAGCCTGACAACCTCATAGATGGTGTATCCCTGTCAAATAATATAGAAAAACATGCTGCACCAGATTCATTTACTGATTTTTACCCATCATATATACAACCTACAAAACATTATGAATTTTATGCCACACAATCTGTTTTACCATCATTGAAGAAATTGAAGAATATATATCCAGATGCACCTTACATCATTAAGACTGATGAACATGGAAGGGAATACGCTGAAGGTCATTTACCTAGATTATTTTTAAAAATTAATGAACCTAATTTATACCAGCGATCCATTCATGCGAATCAGTCATATTATTTCGATAAACATTGTAACACAGAATTATTACACGCTCGTAGAACTATGATGAATACCATTAATAATATTAAAGTTAGTGATATAGATTGTAACTGTATAAATAAACCAGCATATGAGCGTATTTTTCCCAATGCTTTATATGACCTAGATTCTATGTGTTATAATTCATGCAAACATACAGTTTTTGCAGCCGCAAAAAGGCAAATTAAGTCAGCACCTACTCCAGATCCTGATATAGCAAAAGACTTTGTAGAATATGCCAAGAATATAATTGATAAAGAAATAGGAGAGGACCTTGATCACTTTGGCTATTCCTTCAATCAATGGTACAATCACTTGCCCCGTAAGAAACAAAAATTAATGGATAAAGTAATTAATGCAATAACATATAATGATGTAGATTTGTTAACCCAAAAACAGTTGAATCGACTAGCAAAATGGAATAAGGAAATGCAATCACTAAACCCAATTTATACTGGTATTTGTAAAATTGAATTACAAAATTTAGATGGAAAACCAAGAATGGTATGTAGTATACCTGATTTAGTCAAATTTACTATGGGGGCTGTTACTTGGCATTTAGAAGAGATATGTAGTCATAAATTAAAAGGATATTGTGGCGGGAAAAATTTAGATCAAATGGCAGATATGATAAATGGTTATATATCAAAGGGATTCACACGTGTAGTAGAAGGAGATGGTTCAGGATTTGATAATACACAAGACATTACATTAAAGGAGATTGACCGATATATTTACCAACGAGTTTCTAACTCTGTTTACCACACACAATGTGCTAATAAGTGGAAGGAGTTATTCTTGAGATTTTCACAATCCTATTATAAGACTATGAATATAGAATACATTGACCGACAAACTAAGAAAAAGAAAACATTATTAACATATTCAATATTAGGAACAGTATTTTCAGGAGACTGTGATACAACATTAGCAAACACCATTAGAATGGCATTATATAACCGATATGTGATGGACAAAGCAGGATATAGTTATGGACATGATTATGTGGCCTTTAGTAAAGGAGATGATTTTACAACAATGTTCAACCCAACACATATAACTGATACACAAGTAGAAAAAGCTTACTGGCGTTATTTCCTACCAAAACCTGAGTCTCCTAATGATATGTATGATAATAGGCAGTTTGGATTAGGACAGATATGTAAATTCCTTGAATTTGGTTGGCCCAATTCAATAAAGTTTTGTTCATTAAGAGCTTGGTATATCAACAAGGAGGAGACAAAAATTAGATTAACACGAGATCCTGCTAAATTTTTAACATTAAGTAAGTATTCAAGGAAAATGAAATCATACACACCAATGCAAAAATTGCAATATATTCAAGACCAAATAATAGCTCTAGAATCAAGTTATAAGGGATTACATTATTTTGATACAATGTGTAAATTATATAGAGATGTATATAATAGTATAAAATCTAATTATCAAATTCATGAATCTGATATTATTAGGTATGGTCATAAAACAACTCATGGCGATGATCGTGTTACTTTGCCTTTGGAAAACACTGAATCAATTGATTGTATAAAATTCAGAAATCAAGTTATCCTTATAGTTGATAATTATTGGGATTCCATGAAAGCTTATGAAAAAGCATCTAACAGATTATATAGCCAAGAACAAATAGATATAGTGAATGATCAGATTGATATAGAATTTGATTCTCAAGAATTAAAAACATTATTAGCACCAAATAAAAATTTATAAGATGAACTCCAAGAAGAATAAATTAGCTAAATCTAAAAATGTTAACAAGAAGAAGAAGAATATCAAACGCAATACTAGAACTCGATTCAGACCCAGAAGATTCAATAATCGTTTTCGTATGACTCGCAACATTATACCTAGTAGAAGAATTGCCGCAGCAAGTGCTAAATCTATGAATAGACGATTTACAATAATTCGACAAGATGGTAACTCAGTTAGAGTATCTGGACGTGACTTAATCTATTCAATACCAGATACACTCACTTCACCAGTTCAAACTACTAATGTTATAGCAGTGATACCAGCTAACCCTGTATATTGGATAGGAACCAGGATAGCTGCATTGGCCAGTGGATATCAAAATTATAGACCTATGTCCTTTAAAATATCTTATATACCTATGTGCGCTGTAACTCAACAAGGTAATGTTATAGGTGGTACAATATGGGATGATGGTATAGCTTCAGACAACATCCAACAAAGTTTAAGGACATCCAACGGTGGATTTTTAACCCAATGTTATGTACCCCATACTACAGTGATCAAACCAAAAAGTAACCTACAATATAATTTATATAGAATTGGTGGTAATTTTGATGTCAAATCTAATCCTTTCTTATTTATAGCAATGGCCATAGGTTGCACGAATGCAAGTAATCAGAAAATCATACCAGGTTATTTTTATGTTACATGGACATATGAATTAAAGAACCCAATAGGAAAAGTTAGTGCATTTTATAATTCAGGATTAACTACATATTCCACATACTCACCTCAAATGAATAATACATTGATTAATTTAACCACTAATAGTGAAATACCATTTGGAGCTTATATAGATGTTGAGCTTGAAGAGAGCACTAATACAACTTATTACAATAGAACACCAATAACAGTTGAGTCTACATCACCAGTATGGATATTTCAATCAGTTCAGAAGGCATCACAAACCACCATAATTGATAAGCTTCCTATTTATTACACTGCATTACAAACTACAAATTTGGAATTCACTGCTTTAAAACCTGAATCTGGACAAAAATTTACATCCTTTGATCCTATAGCTTATGTAATAAATGACCCAGAAAAAGATTACTATGAAATATATGAGCTTGAAGATCTCACATATAATACTACCATAACTGAAAATAAAACCATTGTATTAGCCAATGAAATTAATCTATATGTTATATCCACACAACAAGCATTTGGAGTATATGATACTAGAAAATTAGTACCCATGACATATAAAGATACTTCAGCTACTGCAAATGTATATTGTAGTTATTATCATGCTAGTAAAGCACAATTTAAATTGACATTACAAACAAATAGTACTAAACATAATGATTTGCCTACTAAAATACACTTTGCCACTAAAATGATCAATAATCTTAATATTGTTGATGAAGCTGAGTCTGATGATGAGCCACAACAAGGTGCAGAATTTGAAACAATAATACAACCCATACATAATGATAAATCTCACTCAAAAAGTAAAAGTAAAAATAAGTCAATAAATAAATAAATTCATGTTTTCTAACAACTTAGTCATAGGCGTGTACTTCTGTAGAGTATACTACAAAGTAGAGCCTACACATTATGTATTATAGTTAAGTGGGGCGGAAGTCCGACGAGTTAAAATGCTAGCACATAAAACAAAATAAACTTTTCAGTGCTACGGATTTAACTCCTTGCATGTGAGGCAAAACCTTACTGCATTGCAACTACCTTTTGTGTTTTACTTTAGAACACAGAGGGTGTGACCTTCCATAACTACCTCTAACTATAATACCACTAATGGCGCTAGGCCGTAGTATACTTGACCCATTGTAAGTTTTGTGTGTTGTTGGCGTAAAGCCTTCACAGAAAAGCGGGTTCGCCCC